CTATGGAACTTCTAATTATTACAGCATACTTTTTGTTTTCGTGGCGCTTGTGGGCGGTTATCCAAAAAAGGGAAGATATATAAAGATTAACATTTAATGAATTGTATTAGTTGTAAGTATATTAATCAATTTCTTAACATATCATTTATTTGTGTTCGACTAGATTTTAATATAATAATTCTATAGGAAATTAACCAATTAGTGTAATGGGTTAGATTTATATAATTGCGCATTCTATAATGTGCTATGACAACTATAACAAAACAATTAGAAGCTAATCGCAGATGGAAAAAGAAGAACCCTGAAAAGGTAAATGCGCAGAATAGACGTTGGAGAAAAAAGCACCCAGATAAAGTAATAGCGCAAAAAGAACGGTATAATAAGAAGAAATACGGCAAACCACAAATAACAACCCCTGAATCTTTTTTTGAATCTGAAGAATGGAAAAAAATCATATCAAAACACATAATACAAGACTTGGGAAACGCATTAACATACTCAAATTTCATCAAAAGAAAATACGGTCTGGATATATCTACAATTACTTTGATGAAAAAAGCCAAAGAACTCCAAGATACTAAACCGAAAATCTTAAGACCTAAAAAAGAAAAACGGAAGTGATTGAAATTAAATCAAAAAAACTTGTAATCAAAAAAGAGCCAAAACTAATAATCATAGAAGAAATACGCTTAGGGATATTTAAGCAGAAACTAAAACAAGATTATAGAAACTTAATTCATAAATTCAATGAAGCAACAGAAAGACGAATGGAAATAGGTAATTTGATTGAACACCTACAAGAAATAAAATCATTTATTGAATCAAGATTAAAAGGTAAATATACCGATATTTTTATTGAAGTGGATTCACGCAGTGATTGGGATGAAGGATATTATACTTTTTTTGATGTCCAATTAGGAAGACTGGAAACAGATGGAGAATACAAGACCCGAATAGAAAAGAAAAAACAGAGCAATAAAAAATGGGTTGCGCAACAACTTAAAAGCGATGCTAAGCGCTATCTTGAACTAAAAAATAAATTTGAACCTAAACAAAGTAGCGCAACAGATACGCAATAGACAAAAATTACGGAGAGGATAAAAATCATATACAAACTAAACATACCCGAAGATATAATAAAACAAGCAGAAGAACACGGGCTAAACATAAACCAAATAGCAACCGATGCGATCCTTAACGCTTTGAACAGCAAAAGCGAAGTATCAGACATAAACACATTCTTCGAGTCAGACGAATGGAAAAAAGATATGGCTCCAAGATTACGAGACGATTTAGGCAAAGCTACGGCGATGGTGAACCTCATAAAAAACAGGTATAACTTACTTGTTACCGCAACGCAAATCATGGAAAAAGCCAGAGAGTTGCAGGGGGCGAAACTGCCGAAGAAGAAGATTAAAGGGGTGTTGATACCATGAAACTAATATGCAACAAAGCAAAAGAAGGAATATGTGATGAAGATATATGCGTACATTCTGGACCGCATAATGTTGTTAAAGCATGTAAAGCTACCTGCCCTGATTTTCCAGATGCAGAATGCGTACCTGTAATGTATATAGCAAGCTGATACCATGAAAACCAACAAAATAATAACCTGCCCGCCAGGAGTAAAAGACTGTAATAAGTGTAAACATAAACAGGTGTGCAGGCATAGAATAGATTGAGGAGATGATAGATATGAAACAAAAACTAATAATAGCGATTATGGTTGTCATGCTTGCGCTCGGATGCACAGACGAACTAACAGCAGATTTAGACCTGACGCGCTTAGATTGCAGTAAGTATGATAACAGCTTTTATTGTTCTGACGGAATAGCACATATTAATGAAACAATAGACATACGATGTATCCACTATATAGCTAATAAGTGTTATAGTAATGAATTTGTTATTGTCAGAGAAACAAATTGGTATTACTCAACTGCGCAACCACCAATATATGTAAATAGCACAAGCATCAAACGAATACCAAAGCCAACATTAGTCACAGGATACAATCATTCAGAAAAAGGATTTTGGTATCCGTTACGTGGAACTTGGATAAGACCAAATAATTTCATAGTCAATAACACTATAGACCTTGGAAATATACTATTTATTCTTAAAGGTTGTGACAACGTAACTATAAGGTATGTCAATATATCAGCCAAGTTGTCAATCAAGAACTCTACAAACATTGTGGTTGCTTATGCTAATATTACCCGCAAGATCAATATAACAAACCTAAATAATTTCAAGCTGTTAGGCAGTAATGATGCACTGTATTATATAAATGAAACGCCGGTGAGTGAGACTGTTGTGAATGACACTATTGTGTTTGCGCCACTAATTGAACCAGAAATCCTCATAAATTTGACCGCTGCGCCAGATGACAACATAAGAAGCATAACTTGGGACTACCATTACGCAAACAAGACATGGAAATACTTTACGCTGTATAATGCCACATGCCACCAGATACCCTGTAATTTTAGTGGTGCTTATTGTCTGGAATGCGAAGAAATCCACTAAAACACCCTAAAATCACACTTTAAACCGATAGATATATAAATACAAGAGTACATATATGTACTACAACAAACAGAACAAAACAAAAAGGAGAGGATAATTATGGATGCTAAAATCGAAAACGCAATAAATAAGATGGTATTTGAGCGAGACGGACAAAAATATATATCGCTTGGAAATTCAAGACTTGACTTTTCAAAAGAGTATTTATTTTTTGGATTCACAAACAAAACCGTAAAACTTGGCTGGATGAATGGCAGAGACATTATCAAATGCCAAGGTAAAATAGAAAAGAGACATGATTACTATGCTTTGTATGCTGAAAGCTGGAGTTTCATAGAGCATATAAGACTAAATAATTAAATATGGGGGCTACAAGTGAGGAGTTGCCGGACCCTCACAGTACACGAAAGGGGGAACTCAAAGCCCCGCCCCACCCGGCACTAAAAATCGAAGATGAAAAACATGACATTTGATAATCACACTGAATATGATATAAAATTAATAGAAGACATACAAAAATTCAAACTAAGATTCAAAAATTCAGATATCGAACACAGTCCAGAATTATGCGCATTGAATAAACTGTTTGGTCATACGGATATCGAGCAGTTGGATATTTTGGACTTAATGGCGCTTGGATTTCAAAGTGATAATATTACTATGGCACACATAGAACACGCTGAAAATATAAGTATGATTAAAGAACAAATCAACAGGAGATGAACAAAATGAGCATAAAAGACATGGAATCAAATTTAACAGGCGCATTAAAAGTAATTCAAGGAAGGAACGGATGCGCTGTATTCACAAAAGATGAGTAGGGGGGGTACTAATGGAATTAAAAGGAAAATACTGCCCGATAATCAAAGGACAATGCAAGATGGATAAATGCGCAGCATACGCAGAACTAAATAGTGGCGAATTTATTTGTACTTTGGTAAGACCAAAAAGATAAAAGGAGAGTGAAAAACATGCAACTAACAAAAAAAGAACAATCAGAAGTAAACGAATACAAAAAAAAGAACCCAACAATGTATAATCTATTACAGGCAACTATCAAGAAAATAAAAGACAATGAAAACCATATAACCTCATTGGATAAAAGAAATGATGTAATGGACGACGAGATATCAAACCTAAAAGAAGAAGTATCAAGGCTAAGAAAATACGAGCCGATATAGAAAAGGTAGATAACATGAATCAAAAACAATGGAAAACAAAAGACGGAACAATAGTAAACATCAAAGACATGGACGACAACCATCTAAATAACACTATTGCGCTAATAAGAAGAAATGCGCGAAGGATTATGGATAGCAATATAGCATCACTATTATGTGCGTGTCCTAATGGAGATGGTGCGGTTATGGCTGTAGAAGACGAGCTATACAAAGCAGAAATTATATCCGTCGAAGAATACTTATCAGAATATAAAGTATATCAAAACATGCTCAAAGAATTTAATCTTAGAGAAAAAACAAAAGGAGGAGATAAGACATGAATGAACTGTTAGGACAAAAGAAAGCGCCATTAAACCTGGAGATTTTCAACAAACAATACCGAATCCAGCTACGAAAAAGAAAAATCCATCCAAGCATGGCAGACAGGGAAAACTACGACTATTATCTGAACTCAGGAAAGCGATTCGATATGAATATAGAGAAGATGAAAGCCGAAGCAAAGCGGGCCGCAGAATCCGAAACCAGAAGAATACAAGACTTATGCCCCTCATTGATCCCTGACGTAAGAAAGTACACTGATGAGTTTGTAGCGAGGGTTGAAGCACTATGACCGAAAGACTAAACAAAGGATGCACAATAACAATAAGAACCGATGAAATCGTAGACGACAATAAAAGAGGATTAGACACATTGTCTACAGCTAAGGTTTTTGTAGTTATTGAGGGCCAAGAAGGAAACGAAATCCTGAAAGTAGACCGTGCGCTTTGGGACCGAAAAGACGGAATATGTGGATTCACAAACGACATGAAAGCCAATATACTAAAAGAGATAATGGCGCTGTATGGGTGATTTTATGAACGTAGTACAATGGCTAAAAAAGAACAAGAATCATGCAACACTCTGGCAATGCAATAACTGCGGCTCATTCAGCGTACACACAGACAAAAACACACCTTGTATGTATTGTCAGAATGATATGTTTTCAAACTCGACAAAAAGAAGACTATACACAGAAAACGACATAGAAGAAGCACTAAAGAAGTGCAAATCACAGAAAGAGGTTTGATATTATGAAATTGAAATGCGGACACACAAAAGAACAACATAAAGAGTTCCAGAAGATGACACCCGAAGACCAGGAAATACTGCAAAACGAATGCGGGTGTAAATGCGATGATTAAAGCAGGAGATGAGATACGACATGAGTAAAATAAGGAAATTCAAATGCACATTATGTAATGGAACAGGTAAACGGGATAATGCTTACTTTGAAAATTGTGCTATAGATGGTGATATAAAAGAAGGCGAGTGTAAGAATTGCCCATATAATACAAAATCATTATGTGGCGCAGGAGAGATTGTCGATTGTGAGCATTGTAATGGCAAAGGATATCTTATGTTGAATATGGACTTATGGAAAGAAATAAGGAATAAATGAATCAGTGAGCGTGATACAAACATGAGGTGCAAATACTGTAAAAGAGACATGGATGATGATAGGGCATTCCCTGACTGCGATAAAAGTCCATCAGGGTTTTGTATCCCTGAATAATTATGTGAGCGTGATATGATATTATAACTGAGATGCAAGGTTTGGCAATGGGTATTTGCTTTGGAATAATAATGATGGCATTATATTGTGATTGTATCTTTACAAAAATATCTAATGTCGAAAAAACTCTTGAAAGAATAGAAGCGAATCTGAAGCAGTGATTCAAACCCCCTAACTCTTATGAGTTGCAGTCCTCGAGGTAAGTTGAATCTGAAACAAGGTTCGGGGGGGATTAAAATTAAGTTGAGAGCAATGATGAAAGATACAAACAAAAAAACGGAGAGGATAACATGAAAGAACTTATAGATAAATTGAAAGAACAAAGGATAAAACAGGAAATCGGAAAAGACCTATACACTAAATTATTTGATAAATTTATAGAAGAGAATAAAGCGCTCATCGAAGACAACGAAAAAACAAACATAGTGATCAGCACCTTGACAACAGACATAAAAGCCGAAGCAGTCGAAGAATACAAAAATACAGGTATTACTAAGTTTTATGGTGGGGTCGGTATTCAGAACAGGAAAAGCATAGAATACGATGACAAAAAAGCATTTGAATGGGCGGTAAAGCATAATCTTGCGCTATCACTAAACAAACCCGCATTCAATAGAATCGCCAAAGCCGGAAACCTGGATTTTGTTGAAGAGGTAGAAACAACAATCGCGACATTCCCGCCAGAGTTGAAGTAGTAATACAACCGAAAGATATATAAGTGTGGGAGTACAAATAAGTACTATGAAATTTGTATGTATGGCACAGTAAACAATTTAGATCAGGCGCGCCGCAACAATCCGGTGAAGTTGTTGCAGGCCGCCACTAATAATCAAAAAAGATTAAGATGATAGATATGCCAAAAGGAGTTTATAAGCGAAAACACGGAGTAGTTTATGCTAATCAAGGGAAACATCATTCTGAAGAATCAAAACAGAAAATGAGTAAAGCAAAACATGGAAACACTAATAGGCTTGGGAAAAAACACACAGAGGAAACAAAACAAAAACTAAGCGCGATACATACGGGTAGGAAGCTATCTATAGAAACAAGACAAAAAATGAGTGCTAATAGTGCAAAACCAATGTTAGGCAAACTCGTCACAAAAGAAACAAGAAATAAACTAAGAGAATCGCATCTTGGAAAAAACCAAACAGAAAAAACAAAACTGAAACTCAGAAAATTAGCCATTAATAGAATAGAAAAACAAAAAACTAATGGATTACCCATAACCCCATGTATCGGAAAACACGAAACAGAAATCTTAGATGTGTTGGAAGAAACCATTGGCTATACAATATTTAGGCAATATAAAGTAAACGGTTATTTTTTAGATGGTTATTGTCCAAATTATAATCTCGCAATTGAAATAGATGAAAAACACCACAACAACCAAAAAGAGAAAGATTTAATTCGTGAAAACAACATCAAGAAAGAACTTAATTGCGAATTTGTGAGACTGGATATTGGAGTATAATTTAAATTAAGGAGAGTGATAAATTATGGGGTATAAAGAATCGGGCGTTGTTGACAGCGTGATCCCGAAAGCGGGATTTCAGAGCATTTCGTTTAAAAATTGTGAGGGAGTTTTTTCCAACTGGGACAAAGTCAAGAAACTAAGCAAAGGCGACATCATAGACTATAACTTTGTTGTGAAGGGTGACAAAGGACAGTTCAGAAATCTTACAGACTTCCAGATTGTAACATCTACAACAAAAATCGCAAGCAGCCCAGAGCCAAGTTTTGATAAAGCAGACACCGTAAAAGACAAAGAAACCAACGAAATCAAGTCGAAAATAAAAGAAATAACGATTTCGCGCGGTGAAACCGTACAGTTCAAAGAGTATGAGCCAACTAAATTTTTTGTGAGCATGACCGCAGAATACAATCCAGAAGACAATCCGGAGAAAGTATGCGCCACACTAAAAGACATGGTCGACACAGAAATCAACAGACAAATCATAAACGAAAGAGAGTTGAGAAAAGAGAATGGGTCTTAAACACTTGGTTGCCATAACAGAAATCTTAAAAGGCGCAGGAGTACCTATGCTAAAAGACGAGATTAGAAACGACTATAAAATCAGATTCGGTAAAGCACTAAACTATTCTATCTTAATGAAAACACTGAAGCACATGATAGACGACAAGAAAGTCATATTTGTAAAGCCGGACAGATATAAACTAAGGTCTAAAATAAGAAAAGGAGATGATAACTATGCCAAAGCAACAGCATAAAACCCCCGAAAGTATGCCGAAGCAAGAGACCGAAACATACCAAACAACAGAAGAGCCAGAAACAGAATCCAGTGATTCTTTTAAAGGAACGACACCACACCCAAAGCCAATGATAACTTATGAAACCTTGAAGATAGTGCGAGAAAAAGAAGACGCAGAAAATAGACTAAAGGAAATATCCCTCCCAAAAGACGAAGAATACTCTGGGAATATGCGGGTTTCAATGTCGCCAGAAGAAGAACGAAATTGGCAAAAAGAGTTTGCTGAAACCATAGGCGCAGCAACTAAAGCAGTCAACAAACAGCTAACAGAGAATGAACTAGCGCAAATAAAAGAGTTCATACATGCTTTGATGATTAGCCAAACAAAAACAAAAGAGATAGTAGAAACAAAAACATACGCATGCCCTCATTGCGGCGGGATGTTGAAGAATAAAGAGTGATACTATGGCACGAAGATTCAGCGCACAGGAAAGTACAATAAAACGAGAACTTATGAACACAATGCGTAAAGTAAACGCAACCTCACTAAAAATAGAGATGGATGAGTTCACCGGAGAGGTAAAAGTAGTATTTGACAGGAACAATCGCCGTTATACTAAATCATGCACTAAGTGGGAAAACAGCCTCGACAATCTGCGCGCTATCGGACTAAGCATAGAATATCTCTATAGGGCGATTGAGGTTTACGGCGTTAGTTCAGAAGAGGATGAGTTTAATGAAATGTTCGAGAATGTGTTTTTAGGATACGAAGCAACCCCAGATGATACCGTACTAATGATTGAAAATAGAAACAAATGGTATGATATTCTTGGCGTAACCCAAGATGCAGACAAAATCACAATAATAAACGCTTTCAAGGCACTGGCAAAGGTACATCATCCAGACACAGGCGGAGACAGCAAAACATTTATGCGGCTAAGAAAGGCATACGAAGAGGGTTTATCTAAACAGAAGTGAAACCTATGAAAACACCAGACGCAATAACATTTTCCAACAGTTGGGGCAACAATTTCAACAAGAAAGAATACACAACAGTACGAGGACAGGACACATTATTTGTACTCTGCAAAACATATCCGGTAATACTCAAAGGAAAAATAATAAGCCACGCAAAAGTCAAAGAGATAGAATGGAAACGAATCAACGAATTCACAATCAAAGAAATAAGAGAGGACTTAGGAATAAGCATCCAGAATAACCTTAAGGGTGACGTAATCGCACAGGACATCAGAGAGCAGTTTATGACAATCCTTGAGAAATGGTATAAGCAAAAAGACTGGTGGATGGGTGAATATACAATCATGCAAAAACTATACTTGGAAAACAAAGGAAAGGTGATATGATGGCTGATTTTAAAACTGCTATAGATTGGATGAAACAAGGAAAGAAAGTAACAAGAGAAGCATGGGATAAAGATTATTATTTGGAAGAAGGACACAGTAAAACAATAATAAATTCAGATGGTCCTTTTGTGAATTATATTTTGTGGGATATAGAAGCAACAGACTGGGTTCTATTTGAAGAACATTTCGATTTGAGCAAGAAAATAATAACTAAGTTTGATACTATAATGGACGAAAGCGCAGATAGTATAATTACAACACCTATTGACGTTGTAAGAGTAAAACACATCAAAGAATTCATCAAACAACTTAAAAGAACAGTTGATGATGCGCCGGGTGTAGGTATGATAGAATGCGCTGAAGTAATAAGTATAATAGATAAACTAACCGGAGAACGATTCAAATGAACGAAGACCACAACATGACACAAAACAAAGATTTCACTTGGCGACCTAAAACAGAAGACGATATACTCAACAACGAATACACAAAACTACTGTTTGAAATAAAAACATTTGAAGATGCCAGATATGATGCCGCAAAACACGGACGGATGCAGGAAGTAAAACGACTAAACAAATGCATTGCCTGGAACAAAGAACTATTAAAGAAATTCAAGATGTGAAATACATGACAAACAACACCGTATCAACAAAAGAGATCATAAACTCGCTTAGGATTTTAGAAGCCAGACTCGAAAGAGACAAAAAAGACATCGCACGACTAAAGAAAATCCTGGCAATGCGCGGCGAACTTCCATATCCTGAGTTGAAAGAATGATATCAATAATAATCAAAGGAAAACCTCATGAAGTAAAAACATGGACAGAGGCATGGGAAAAGATAAGAAACAACAGGAGAGGATGTAAATGACAGAAAAACCTAAAAACGCGTTCAGAGTGCATTTTGAATGTACTAACTGCGGCGATGTATTTACAAAAGAGTACCCTAAAGGATACGTTGTAACTAGCAACACTTTCAGAGGATATCACAGTAAGAAAGGAGATATAGGTCAGGATGATTTTAATGTTATTTCATGTCCTGTTTGTGAATCGGATGACCATATTGTAACAAAAAAAAGAGAGCCGATAAGCGGGTGATTGAATGACAAACACAACAGAGCAAGAAAGCGTTGACTACTTGATACTTAGATTACTGAAGCAAGTAAAAAAATACGCATCACATGAAAAAGAATTAAGCACCTACAAGATAGCAAAACGCTTACATATTGCGTGGTCAACTGCTAATATTCATTGTTATAAACTCAAATCCGAAGGAAAAATAGACGGAAAATTAGAAAAAGCCGAAATCGGCGAAGGAAAAAAGATGTTGTGGTGGTGCTGAATGGCTAAAAAACAAAAAGAAAAACAATCAAACAAAATACTCTTAATAATCTCAATAATAATCATGTTAGGTGTGTTTAGTTTGTTATACTGGACACTTGAAAAGACAGATTGTACTTATGACATACAAAATATCGTTTTAACTGGCGCATTTTATGAACCAATTAGTTGGAATGTAGACACTGACAAAATAGAATATATGTGTTCTGAAAATGTTAAAATCACTGATTTGAGTGGTATTGGAACTGTATGGTTTATAACTATATTTACAGAACGAAATCCTTTGAGAATAAAAACAGTTGACGGAACATGCGTTATTAAAGTCCATAGACAGAAATGCGAAACATACACGGGATGGAAAGGATGAAAGATGATTGAAACTTGCGATAACATAAAGAAAATCAAAGGAATTCGATATATGTGTAATCGAGACAAAGGACATGAGGGAGACCACATGTATATTGTTAGGTGTGGCGCTCAATCAGTGAAGAGATGGAAACAATGACACAAAAACAAGCATGCCCGAAAGACGCAGACGAAACAGTAGTATTACACCAATGCAACAAAATACATCATCCAATATCATACCTAAAACATAATATCTGCACACGAAAAAAAGGACACGAAACAGACAAATCGTTAAAGAATCCAGAAGAACATCATGCACATGACCAAGATGGATACTGTTGGAAGGTGTGGAAATGAACAAACAACAAACAGCCCTAAAAGTCAGAGAAACAATGCGAAAATACAAAGAGCAAGGCAGTGACAGCCCATGCAGGAAGAATCATATTGTGCTATTTTCAAACAACACATCACGCCATGAATCCATGAAATGCGCTATTTGCTATAACTTATTGAAAGGAAAAATACCAATCGAAAACAACAGAACAGAAATCGTATTATCTGAAGAGTCAGAATATAAGTCCTTGAGTTTCATAACAGAAGCAGTAGACAGAAGAACAGGAAAGCGTAGGGATATTGTGATACTTGAATTGGATCAGATAATAGAAGTTGTCAATACTCACATGGATTCCAATTTGCGCAAGGAATACGAAGCAGACGACGTACTAATTATAAAAGTTTAAAATGTGATTTATTATGGGAATATGTGAAAAACACGAAAAAAATCCAGACCAAACAGAATCATTTACTTCTTGTGATGATTGCACTTGTGATGTTTGCGGCGGTCCACTACATCTTTGTAAATGTATGGAAGCCGGAATATTAGATTGATAATGAAAACAAATTAAGGTGATTGAAAATTGAAGAAAAGAAACTAAAGATTGCGATATTGTCAGATTCGCCAATGATCCCGACAGGATTTGAGCTTTAAGCTTTAAGTTCTCCTGAAATCGGAATCAGGCACTACAATTAAGTCAATATCTAACTGAAAAAGGAAACGAAGTTTTTTACATGGGAAATGCATTTACAGGAATGACACTAAACAACTTTGAACTATATGACGGCACTAAATGCAATTTTAAACTATACGGCGAACTGCAACACAGCTACTTCAGAAACACCATGTCAGAGATACTAAAAACCAACATGATAGACAGATTCATAATTTTGCTCGACACATTTATGTTGCATGGAAACGATGCATGGTTCCTAAACACAGACACATCACCCGCTAAGACATTCTTCTGGTTCCCGACAGACGGCGGAGGGGGATTGCCACAGGGCTGCGATAATATCTTAAGAAAAATAGACGTGCCTGTAGCTATGTCGAAGTTCGGACAGAAGCAAGTAAAAGAATACCATAACATAGACGCAGAACACATCCCGCATGGCGTAAACACAGAGTTATTTTATCGGATGCCTGACGATGAACGATATAAACTACGTTCCAAGTACGGACTGCAAGATAAATTTGTTATTGGCGTGGTGGCCCGTAATCAACCCCGAAAACATTTAGACAGAACATTAAAAGCAATGCGCTTAATAGCCAAACAAATACCAAATGCCATATTATATCTACACATTGACCCTGATGACCCGGCGCAGCCACTTTGGAAGATGAGAAGTCTTATTCAGAAATTCGGACTAGAAAACAGAGTTGTATTTTCGGGCATGAAAGCGCATCAAGGCATACCCGACAAAGAGATGGTTAAGATTTATAACCTCATGGACTGCTTTTTTCTATCTAGCAGTGGGGAAGGATGGGGTATCCCTTTGATTGAGGCGATGGCATGTGAAATACCTATAGTCGCCACAAGTTACACCACAACGGCAGAGATAGTAGAACAAAACAAAGCCGGACTAGGTATTAAACTGTCTGGCGTAGAAAAACTTAATCTATTTGACTTGCACTCAAAAGAATACGACTACCGATGCATGAACGGCACAATAACAGGCAGTTGGGAAGTAGAACGCGCAATTTGCGACATAGAAGATGCAGCTAGATTGATTGTTGAAATCTATAAGAATCCAGAATTACGCAAAGAGATGGGCAAAAACGGTAGGAAAGCGGTCTTAGAGAAGTACGATTTTAATAATGTGGTTGCGCCTGCATGGATGCGATTATTGAAATAAAAGTCTAAAGGAGAGAATAAGAATGAAATGTAATAAATCTAAAATAAGAGAAAATCAATCTGAATTTGGAGAATTTATGGACATAATGGGTTTCACTATGTTTGTAATAGCCACTTTAGGAACCTTGTCTTATCTGTATGTTATGGGTGTGTGTTGAAATGGCAGTATGTGAACTTTGCGGTTATGATAAAAACAAACCTTTAGGTGTAGCTGCAAAAGATTCGCCTATTGGAGATAAAAATTTAGAAGTTCAATTAAATGATAATGGTCTGAGAGCATTACATTGCCCTAAAAATCATCTAAAAGACAAAGTTAAAATTGTAAGGTATGAATAAAAAGGAGTTGATAGAAATGGACAAAGAAAACTTGAAAAGAAAAATAAAAGTACAAACAAAAAGAGTAAACATGAAGAAAAGAGACTTAGATGAAGTCGGCGGGAATGACCCAGTAAAGAAAAAAGAATACGCTGAATCAGTAAGAAAACTCGAAAAGATGAACCAACAGCTAAACCCTAAACCTGCTAAGAAGAAAACCAACACACGGAAAAGAGCTAAATGAACGTAATCTTACTAACGCCACCAGAACAAGCGATGCTCATGGAAAGTGGAGATCGTCCACCGATGGGGGCGTTATACTTGGCAGCAGCATTAAGAGCAGCCGGACACAGACCCACTATTTGCGACCTGAACCATGACAGCTATTACACACTAAAAGAAAAGATAGAATTCATAAAGCCGGAATTCATCGCAATAACAACAACTACACCTTACTTAAATTGGTGCAGGAACTTCGCAGAACACCTAAAGCACAACTATCCAAATATTAAACTGATTGCCGGCGGTCCTCATGCAAGCGCAGACCCAGAATCGTTAACAGACCAATTTGATTATATTGTTGTCGGTGAAGGTGAAAGAGCAATAGTAGATATCGTGGAGGGAAAAGTTATCAGTGGTTTCCTTACATATTTTCAAACATTCGAGACACAGATAGTACAATACCCGCTAATCAAAGACATAGACACAATCCCTATGCCCGCTTGGGACTTGATACCAGTCGAAAGATACGGCATAATCCAGGAAGGGATAAGAACAGGCGTGATATTAAGCTCAAGGTCATGCCCATATAAATGCTTCTTTTGCGGCAAGACAATCATGGGAGACGGATATCGGAAGCATTCAGTAAACAGGATTATGAATGAAATAAGAAACTTAAGGAACAATTTTGGCTTCAAATCATTCTACTTTATAGATGATTGCTTCACTATCGACAAAAAAAGAGTATTG